GCAGTTGTGATGCTATTAGCAAGTCAAATGACATTTGCCTGGATACGAGAAGACAAGACGCCACGTGAGGTGCCTGAATCAACTGACGACCAAAATCAACTCGACAGTGAGACATTCTCCACACTAGACGATGCAGTGGAACAGGCACGTGAGCAAACAACTCATGATGACTTGCCCGAGCCACAGTCCAATTCGGTTGAGCTAACACCATTTGCAGTAGCCGAGTCTGCGTCACTGACTGTTCCTGTAGATGTGGTACGTGCATCTGAGCCCGATCCAAGAATTGCCCAATTACAAGCACACATTGCCTTGGTTGAACAAGACCGGGACGACTTGATTGATTTTGTCAAGCAGAATCAAGAAGACTACAACAAAGTTAGTGACTTGCATCAACGCAGCATGCACCGTGAAGTTGCCTTGGCCACAGAGATAGATCAGCTTAGTTTTGAAATAAACAAACTGAACGAAGAATTATTGGCGTTGAAGGCCCCCCCACCCGCACCAATAGAATACAGTTTTGAAGAAGAGTTGCATGAGGATATTCCAGAACCAGTAGTGGAGGAACATAGATCTGTCGAGATCACCAAAGATACGCAGTACGAGATCGTTGCCGACTTGGCCAGAGAACCACTGCCAGCGCCTGTTGTTGACCCCGTACCCGATGTAGAACGTCCCGGTGACTATGTGACCGCTCCGGCCCCTGCAAGAAAACCAGTTGCAGGATTTGGCACTGACTTCCCCGACAATCCACAACGTGGCGACTTGTTTTTACGCACTGATTTCAAGCCCACACGACTGTTCAAATGGAACGATACCAAATGGATCGAAATCAACAAAGGCACCACAGATGCTTACACCTACAATGATGCTTATATTCAATATCTTGCAGAAAAGCTATTCAGCGGCGAATACAGCATTGACGACTTGAGCGAGGTTGAGCAACAACAAATTCAAACCTTGATGGGAAATAGACATGCATAGTAATTTTGTAACCCCGCCCGACTACGTGGACAGTGTCCTAATTGTGGGCGCCACCAGCGAAGAAATACGTGCCTGTACCGAAGCAGTGCAGACAAGCGGCACACCTTATAATGTTTACGTTTACAACGAAGAGATGCAGGACCGTGCTTGGTTAAACCGAATTATGTTTAGAGTTGATGTTATCTTGCTACAAGAATGTCAATTGATGTTTACCCTGCCCAATCCCCGGGGATTTGGTCCCAATTGTGAATTAAAGACTCCTTCAGAATATTTTATAAATAAACAATGAGCTATTACGATAAACCCTCCTTCAAAAAAGTCACTGGTAACACAGTTATTGTACAACACGACAACGTGGACAAAGCCTTACGCAAATTCAAAAAGAAAGTGCTGGAATCAGGCTTGCTAAATGAATTGCGCGAGAGAGAATTCTATACCAAACCCACTACAAAGCGTAAACAAGCCAAAAACGCAGCAAAACGTCGTTGGCAAAAGAAATTGGACAGTCAAGCACTACCCAAAAAGATGTACTAATTCATCCAAAATAGTTGCATATTATATCAAACAGCGTATAATAAATACTTGTGTAGTGCTCAATAGTGAGGCTACATTACAAAACGTCATACTTGCTTAATAGGAGAAAAAACATGACACAATATTCAATTCACACCCTTGACCTACCAAACCTAGCTGCACAGTTGCATCGCCACAGTATCGGTTTCGATACCATGTTTGATCAGCTGAATCGCACATTTGCCAATAGCAAATCGGATGGTAACTATCCTCCACACAATGTGGTCAAATTAGATGACACACATTATGCCATTGAATTGGCCGTGGCCGGATTCAACGAGGAAGAAATCGATGTAGAACTGAAAGAAAACGTACTCACTGTACGAGGCGAGCGTAAGCGTACTGAAGAAGCCGAGCTAGAATACCTGCACAAAGGTATCAGCAACCGAGACTTCACACGCACTTTCCCGTTAGCCGAACACATTGAAGTACGTGGGGCCACAGTCCGCAACGGTATACTTGCAATAGCATTAGAGCAAGTGATTCCCGAAGAGGACAAGCCAAAGAAAATTGCCATTTCGTTTGCAAAATAATTGAATTGGTAATACAATAACAACAAGGGCAGACATTGCCCTTGTTAAACATTTAATCATATGTCAGATACTAAAACAGAAACAGAAGCTAGACCACGTATTGCCGTTAAACCCGAATACAAAGAGCCTAAAAATTTTAATGTTATCTATATCAACGACGATGTCACCACATTTGAGTTTGTGGTAGAAACACTTACTGGTATCTTTGGCTATGCTCGAGAAGGTGCCGAAGCATTAACGGTCAAAGTACATGACGAAGAGTCGGCAGTGGTAGCAACACTACCTTATGAAATGGCCGAACAAAAAGGCATAGAAGTAACAGTATTGGCACGCAGTCACGGATTCCCCTTACAAGTTAAAATCGAACAAGAATGATATTCAATCACATTAAAGAACTCAAAGCTGAAGGCAAGCGTATTGGCATCACCTTCTCACAATTTGACATGCTACATGCCGGGCACATTGCCATGCTAGCCGAAGCAAAAAATCACTGCGATTACCTAATTGCCGGATTACAAACCGATGCCAGCATTGATCGGCCGGACAGTAAAAATCCCCCGGTGCAAAGCATTGTGGAACGACAAATACAATTGGGCTCGTGCCGTTATGTGGACGAGATTATTGTCTACACCACCGAACGAGATCTAATAGATATATTGCTAACACTGCCAATTAATGTGCGTATCTTGGGTAAAGAATACGAAGACACCAACTTTACCGGACGCAATGAAGGTGCCACAATGAATATTGAACACATATTCAATAGTCGAGAACACTCGTTCTCAAGCAGTAGTCTACGCAAACGTGTTGTGGCTGCAGAAAGTCAAAAACTCTTAATAAATAAAAAATAATGTTAATTTATTTGGATCCAGTGCGTCCAAACATGTTTTTGACCAAAGAATCGCTTCTTGGTCAAGTTTATTATTTTGATAAATTTGAACGCGAACATACCATCACTTCCGATATTGATGAGTATTTGGCCAGTACTGATCCAACAAAAATTGCTGTATTTTACAACAGGTTCTACATGAATGACCCTGCAGATAAAATATTTTTTGATCGATATTTCCCCCGGGCAGAAGCCATAAGCAAAATGGTTTTTATTGCACAAACCGAATTACACGGAGAAGATATAAACCCCTATATCAAAGACCATGTGTATGCTATACTTCCCGGGGTGACCAATACCTTTGCAACTGTTCCCGAGACGAAAATAAACATTGCAAATTTTAGTATTCAGCAGCTTGATGATTTTTTTGGATCTATACGACAAGGATTAGTAGATAAGATAAACTGTTATAAAAATATCATAATCAAATCGCCCTGGATAGAGTCTGTGACCGACATGTACAAACAGTTACCTGACATTGTTGATAGTATCAACTATCGTGACCCCAGGCCGTTGTATTTTGATGTATTATTGGGATCGTATAAACAACATCGAGACTTTGTGTATCACTGGATCAACGAAAATAATCTAAGCAAAAAATGTCTTGTCAATTATGGAGTAAGCAAAGAGGGATTTATATACGAGCCCGGCACAGTAATTGATCAAGACGATTTAGATTCGGGGTTTGACCATTCGGTTCTATCGGTAAGTTATCATGGCATTAAATGCCATTTGAGTAGTATCATTCCGGTCACGATCTACAACCAAACTGCATATTCATTGATAGCCGAAACACGAGCCGATAATAATATTTCTTTTTTTACAGAAAAAGTAATCAAGCCCATTATTGCACGAAGACTGTTTGTGGTAATTTCTGGATATAGATATTTAGAAAACCTTAGAATTTTGGGATTCAAAACATTTGACGGCGTCATTGACGAAAGCTACGATTTAATTGAAGATTCACACGAGCGTTGGACCCAAGCCATGCAACAGGTAGAATACTTGTGCTCACAAGACCAACAATCTGTATTGACACAGATACACGATATAGTAGAACATAACTATCAATTGATAATGGAAAGCAACTGGGAAAATATTGCAATATCATTGATTCATACCAAAATAAATCAAATTTGTTGACAACAATCAAATAATATTATATAATGCTACTATGGACATAATGCTTGATATAGAAACACTAGGCACATGCCCAGATTGTGTTGTACTAACCTTGGGTGCAGTAAAGTTTGATCCCTATTCAAGTGAGATAGCAGGCGGCATCTACTGCAAACCCGATGTGGATGAACAAATTGCACAAGGACGTATTGTGCGTGAAGACACCATGGAATGGTGGGGCACACAAGCTGAAGCCGTGCGTGAAGAAGCCTTGGGCATGGAAGGACGTATTCCAGTAACACAAATGCTACAAGAACTAAATCGATTCCTAGTGGGTGCAAAAAACATCTGGGCCCAAGGCACAGTGTTTGACATTGGCATCCTCGAGCACCTGTTTCGACAATACAACATGACGGCAAATTGGGATTTTTGGCAAATTGCAGACAGTCGTACCTTGTTTAAAATACATGGCGATCCCAGAGAAAAAAACAAAGAAGGTTTGCACAACGCACTAGAAGACTGTGTAAGTCAAGCTGAAGCAATACAAGAGATTTATCGGCAACTGAAATTGCCCAACCCCAAGGACCGATACAAATGACATTTTTATATAAAAT